ACCGTATGCCCTTTAGCTTTAACTGCTTTTGCGATAGCGTATGCTAGGTGGCTTTTACCAGTTCCGTATGAACCTTGCAATATTAATGATTTTGGTTCTTTTGTAGAGAAACCCTGTACATACTCTATTGCTGTTTGTTTAGCTTTTACTTGTTTTTCATTTTGTGGCTTATAGTTGTTAACCGTTGCATCTCTTAATGACGGATTAACATTTGATTGATTGAAAATATAATCAAGTTTCTTTTGTTTATTCCTTTTGTATTCTTCGTAAGCCAATCTTTGAATTTCACATTCGCAACCGTCTTTGTATTCATATCCATTTTCAAACTTATATAAGTCATATTGATGCCCGCATTTATCGCAATTCTGTCTTAGTATTACTTCGATTGGTTGATATTTTTTTAAACTTTCGTTTATTTTTTCGTTGAATAACGGTTTCATAACATCCTCCTAGTCCCAATAACTTTCGTCGTACTTCATACGTTCCAATTGATCTATACCAGTTTCTTTAATCTCTTCGCTATAATCATTCATATAGCTTTCGTTAGTTAAAAACGTTTTAGGGTACTTTTGATATTGTTTGTCTGTAATAGTTTTTAAATACTCTCGAGTACCTTGCATGATTTGCTCAAAAGTATGTTTCTTTACGCATGATTTGAATTTAGTGAAAGACATCTTCTTATCTTTTTTCTTGTTGTAAAGTTTCCACCATTCCTCAAATTGCTCATGCGTAACGTCAGTTGCGCTATTATTTGAACTTAAGTTCTTATCTATATCTTTTTCTTTATCTCTTTCTAATTCTTTATCTTCTTCTGTTGCGTGACTGTCACGTGACGTCACGTGACCATTTAGCAATTTTCTGTTGTTTTCTCGTTGCTTTTGTTTCCTCAACCTGTTCTGAGCCCTGATTTTCTCGAGTCCTTCAATGTTTTGGTGTTTTTCCCAGTTTGTCACTTTTATGACACCATTAACTTTTTCAATCATGCCCAACGTCTCAAAAGTTTGTATTGCTAACCTTATTGAGTTAATAGGTCGGCTAAACTCATTTGCTAACATTTCTTCGTTATACGGCAAGTTTTCAGATAACATAATGTAACCTTGTTCGTTGTACTTTCCTGATAAAGTTAGCAACTTAACCCAAATGGTTATGATCGTATCTCTTTCGGGTAAAGCTTCGATATATTTGATTTTGCTGTCATCAAACATGCCAACTTTAAGTTTTATCCACGATACTTCTCCCATTGTCTTCTCCTTTCAGCGCTTTTATTTTGTCCGGTACTTCCCAGTTAGATATGAATTCTTTAAGTTCATCTGTCATAGGTACGTCGTTAAGGATCGCGTCAGATCCATGCAGGTATGACGAACATTTGTTGTAAACTAATCTCGCTTTGTTTAAATCGTCATATCCGCCTAACGCTATATAGTTGCCAGAATAAAATATTTTTGAATAATATCTATGTTTTATTTTGTTTATTCCTCTTAAATTGTTTTTATCAGTTCCCCTCTTCAATTGCTTTATGTTTGTTTTATAGTTTCTTTTTTTCAGCCTATTATCTTCTCCAATTATATTAAGGTAACCAACACCACCCCAATATTCATTAACTGCATTGTTGTAAGCTTTTGCTGCTTCATCTTCATTTACAAAGTGACCTAAGTTTTTGGTTTTTTTATCAACAGCTATACATGCATACCAATTATTATTTTTTTTATCCCATGAAACGCCTTTATATTTAGATGAATTGTTACACTTCGCTTTGCTCCATCTTGTTTTATTACCTTCAGTTGTTAGATTTTTTCTTGTGAAATCATTGTTTTTTATTTTTTGGAAACTTTTTTTTAGAATAAAATCAGGTAAATGCTTTTTATCACTATTCACAATCATTCTGTAATTATCTTTAAAAGCTTTATGCCAAGTATGCTGATTAACTCTCTCGTAATCTTCATCATCAACTAAAATTTCTTCTCCATCTTGTAAAAATATCGATTTAACCATTATTCTCCTCCTTTCAACATTTTATTGAGCCTCTCATCAACTTTTATCCACGAGTCATGCAAGTGATATTTATCATCAAACGACTTAACGCCAATTGCGTGCTGTTCATTATGATGTTGTCTACACAGTGCTAACACATGTTTGTCGTAGTGATTCATTTTGTTTCTGTTCATGCCTCTGCCGACTGCTTCATAATGTGCCAGGTCTGCGTGAGGCTTTCCGCATATTACACAGTTGCGGTTGATTGTAGCCCAATATAATAACGCTTTATCTTCGCTTAACAACTTACTCATTTCTACACTCATAGGTATTTGATGATGAAACATAAACGCTATAATCAGTTCTATTAACTCCCTTGCAACTTTCATAGAACAGTCGCGCAGACTGATTTCTTCATAACCTTTCATAATTTCCAATTCTGTTTGTAATAATTTTCTAGTTGATTCTACTGGTTCGCCCCAGTGAAGTTCTATATCTCTACACATTGCGAATATTTTTTTGCGTTGTTCTATAGATAGTTTTTTATTGTCCGGAACCTCTACTTCTGCTTTTAGTGGATATCCGTTTTCTAGTAAGTCAATGTGACTTTGTTCAAGTTCAACACCAGTAGCAACGACGGAATAAGTACCGTCATTGTCTTTCTGGTATCTTGTAATGTATTGCATTTAAACCACGTCCTAGAACGGTAAATCATCATCATTGATTTCTATTGGACCATTAGCATTAGCGAATGGGTTTGATTGTTGACTCATTGGCGTCTGTTTCCCATTTGCTTGCTGTTCTTTTTGTTTCATCTCATCAGTTTTAGGTTCTGGTTTATTAACTACTTCATCGTCTTTATTCCAAACTTTTACATATGAGAGTCTTACAAAATACTTGCCTTGTTCCTCGTTAAATTTATTTTTAAGTACAATAGTTCCGATTTTGTTAATTAATTGATCTGTGTCAAAAGTTAAATCTGGTAAGTTCAATTTAATTCCTAATCTACTAAGTAACTCGATATATTGTTTTTCTTGATAATCTTGTTGGAATGGTGGGACGAATTGGTTGTGTTTGTATTGTTTACCTTCGTTGTTTTCAAAAACAATCGTGAAGTATCTGTTTTCTCTGTCGTTAAACTCGACATTTGCAACTTTTACTGTAAATTCTCCAGCTCCTAAAAAGTCCCCACCTTTCATGAATGCCTCTTGATTAGTTTCTTGAATGTATTGTGTTCTACCAGTGATTTTCATAATTTTTATACCGTCCTTTTAATTAATTTTTAATTACCATTTCTAATTGCTTGTACAACATCGTTAATACTTGGATTAATGAAACGTTTGTTGTTAATTTTGATGTTGCTTGAGTGTCTTATCTTTGTCTCGAATAAATTTGATGGTTCAGCGTTAAGTACATATTGATAAGTTTTTTCGCCGTCTTGCTCATGTTCTTCTATTGTCATTCTTGCTAACACGTCAGATTGACTGATGACTGCTTTTTTTATTTGGTCTTGTGCCTCTATCGTGATTGTTGGATTGATAGTACTTCCCTCATCATCTTTGTCTTTGTTAATGCCCTCGTGTCCGCTTATAGCAAGATGAAATTGATAATGTTCTTGTAATTTAGAAATATAACGATAAATACTTACAATGCGTGTAGCACACTCGCCCCAATCATTAAATGTCGGTTTCTTTGATTTACCGTCCATGATGTCGTCCATAGTGATATCACGTAACTTTTGGATTGTTTCAATCACTAAAACATCAATTTGTTTTCCGTTTTCTCTTAGTTGTTCAATAATTTTAGGCAGCATTTTAATCACTGCACTAAAATGCTTATAATTCTTAATCTGCACAACTGCCCCATCTTCTGTTACCGTTGTTCCGTCCTCATTTATATCTAGTACTAAGGCATTGTTATCTTTTGTTAAAAACGTAGTTTTACCAGTACCGAACTTGCCGTATATCGCAAATTTATAAAACTTGTTTGCATTTTGTTTGCTGATGTCTTTTACACCTAGTTGCGTTAAAATATCGACATCTTGATTAGTTTGTTCAGTCATGTTCTACCTCCTCGTACTCAATAGTTTCTGTCACTGTTTTCTTGATTGCTTTGTGATAATCCATATTGATACTCGCTTCTTCCATACCGTTAAACTCCCTAGCTCTATTTCTATTTGTGGAGTAACTAACATCTGAATTGTTATCAGTTGGTTTGTTAGTTATATAAATTGGCATATCCCTATGACGGATGATATAAGTTACAGTCTGATTCATAGCGACCTCCTACCATCTCATGACTAAGTTAATTAGTCTGTCCTGTTCGTCTGTGTTCTCTTCAATCCATTCATCTATTGCTTGGTTGAATAAGTCTGATGCCATATCTAAGTCATTCTCATCTACGACATAAACATGTTTAATTGGTACGTTGTTCATATCTTTAACTTGTATTGATATGCCCATATGACCTTTTAAAATGAATAGCTTAAAATCGAATCCGTTAACATGAATATTTTTGCGTATGATTTCGCCTATTTCGTAATACATTGTTTTAGTCCTCCTTGTCGTCATCAATACCGAGAAATTTTTGTGATTTACACATTTGGAGAACATTGACAATGTCTTTATAACTCTTAGTGCTATCCAATAAGGAAGCAAGATCGAAAGTATGACCAATCACAGAACTTGAACCTGCTAAATAATCTCCGTCGATAACTCCTATTGATGAGAAAAGCAAAATATCAAATTTACTTTCTCCCTTAATTTCTTTCGCTAATTCATACAATTCTGCCGTTTTTTCAGATAATAAGTCTTTTATTTCTTCCTGCGTCATGTCTTTATAATTTTTAGTCATGGTTGACTTCCTCCGTTTTTCGTTTTATATTGAACTTGAATTTTATTTCTTAAATGTTTGATACTGTTACTTGTTGGCGCAAGTAGCAGTTTTTTTATTCTTCATAAAAGTATTCTTTATAAAATATGAATGTTGCGATACTTGCGAATCCCGCAATTGACCACGCTGTAGTGAAGTATAGAAACGGCATGAGTACAATCGCTAAGACTGTGAAGCATAATACTGCTAATAGATAGCTTTTATAAATGTTACTCATTTGTTGTGCCCTCCTTTGTAAATCTCATTAAAATGTTCATCTACAAACTTATGCATCCTTCTTGCGTTAAACCTCCAACGATTAAAATTCTCATCAGGATAATGTACGATACCTTGTGCTCTTAACTCTTTTTCGAGTCTAGGGTGAAATAATAACCTGTCTTTGATTGTTTCATCAGATGCAATTTTTAATTTCTTCTTTAAGTCGCTCATGTTCCATACAGGGTCTAATGAGTAAGCTATTAACTCTTCATATTCATCTTTTGTGATAAGCACGTGTGTTTCAGGTATTGGAACTGTTACGTTTAAAATATGTGGCATTTCTATCTTTCCTTTCGTGTATAATGTTGTTATCAACCTAAGGAGGTGATAAGTATGAAATTAGATCATGATTGTGTTAGACATCTTTTGTTAGAAATTGAAACTAATAAAAAGATTGGTGAACCGCTCACCGAATACAATTTCAAAGATAATGTTGTATTTGGAAAATATGATTTTGAAACTGTAATGTATGCATTATTAAAACTGGAAGAAGCAAAGTATGTTAGTGTTAAATTCGGTTGGGAAGATGGACATATTTATGGTTATACAATTAACGATATAACTTGGTCAGGGCATGAATTTTTAGATAATATCCGAGACAATCACACTTGGAAAGAAGTTAAAAAAGTCGCAAACAAAACCACTAGTATGTCCGTAACATTGCTAAGCAAATTAGCTTTTAATTATCTAACACAAAAATTTAATCTAACTTAAATTCTTTTCCATCTATTAATCCATAAAAGTTATTTTTTAAATGCGGATGTCTTTCAAGCGTCATTTCAATAAAACGCTGGTCTATCATTAAGTCGTAGCCATCGTTGTATTGAATATTAACGGGTCGTCTATTACCTTCTTCGTCATAGTAGTAATAGATGACTTTTTTGTTTTGAGCTTGCATTGATAATTCCTCCTATTAAGATTTTTGTTCAATTGTGTGTTATTCTTCTTCGTCTAAATCAAAGTGCTTTTCAATCTCTTGCGCTGCCCATTTCATAACCTCTTCTAAGCGTTGTTCTCTACTGACTTCTATAGTTTCGATTTTGCCTGCTTCTTCGATCGTGTGTGTATATGTTTCTGACGTATTACTAATCTCCATATTCAAAATGTAATGAATCCTCATGCTCCTTTTTTAATCTTCCGATGACCTCTTAGCACCTCGATAATTAAATTTTTTATTCGTTCATGGCTGTCTGGATTGATTTCATGTATCTGCACAAGCTTATTGTTTGTTTTGTAACTGTCGTGATAGTGCAAGAAATTAATCGATAAGTATCCGTGATGATTACGTTCAATTTCCAATAATGCTCGTTGGTTTGACAAAGTATATTCGTCGAATAACGTCTTAAAAATATTCAATATATTTCTTTCTGTATCTCTCATGCTTATACCTACCATTTCATGACTAAGTTAATTAGTCTGTCATAATCATCTGCGTTTTCTTCAATCCATTCGTAAATAGATTGATTTAATATGTCTAATGCTGTGTATAGATCGTTCTCATTAGTTATGTTTATGCCGTCGATAAACTTATCTTCTAAATCTAAGATATTCACCAGAATGCTGTGGTCCTTCTTCTTAACTGCTAATTTAAAATCAAATCCGTCTACATTAATTACCTTCTGACATACATCGCCTATTTCGTAATACATCTTGACTTCCTCCGTTTTTCGTTTTATATTGAACGTGAATTAATTTTGCTAATCGTTTGTCTCTGTTACTTGTTGGCGCAAGTAGCAGTTTTTTTATCTTATTATCAGAGATGCTTCATAAATTGTGCCTTTTGGTTCGCCCGGCACTACTATTTGGCCGACCATTAAATATTGATGCACTCTTCTTCTGGATGATTTCTTAAGTTTTAAATTGTGTAATACTATGTCTCCAGTATGTCTATCTAAATATTCAACAAGATAATTTCTGTTCTGAGCCGACATGTAAATATGCGGGTTGTTGTACTTCTTTCTATATTCAGTGATCGTTTTAACTTCATCATCACTTAAAACAGCTTGTTCTGCCTTTCTTTCCCATTCCACACTAGGTTTAACGTATTCTTCAAACCAAGTCATTTAATCATCCACCCCATAAAAGTATTCTTTATAAAATATGAATGTCCCTATACTTGCGAATCCTGCAATTGACCACGCTGTAGTGAAGTATAGAAACGGCATGAGTACAATTGCTAAGACTGTGAAGCATAATACTGCTAATAGATAGCTTTTATATGTGTCACTCATTTTCTTTTTTCTCCTCTTTGGTTGTTTCATCGTTTATCAAACCTTGCATTTCCATTAATTTTTGAGGTATACCAGCTTTTAACTGGATTTCGTATAACATTTGTTGAATGTGTGGTGGCACTTCTACCATTCCTTTCGTGTATAATTTAGTTATCTCCTAGTGAAAGGAGGTGATAAGTATGGAATTTAATGATTTTCAAAATTTCTTTGGTGAACTTAGTAATCAAGCCGAAAAAGAATTCGGTGGTGACAGTGACTTTTTTAGAGATAGAATAAATAAGTTGAAAGAAGATGCTCCTGAAAACGTATCTTACGAAATTATTTATTCAATAGCTTTATACGAAAGCTTAAAAGCTCAACAAGATATGAAAATTTTGAATACAGTTAAATATCTTTTAGATCGTGACTAGCAATATCCAACAATGATTTGCTCTGAGCATTATTAATTTTTGGATAATCAAAATTTCTAAGTTTAAATCTTGTGTTTTTCTCAATCTTTACAACCTTCCACGTCACAACTGCCATTGTGATGAGGAGGGTTGTTTTGTATAGTGTGTTCATTTGTAATTCCTCCTATTAAGTTGTTTGTTCAATTGTGTGTTATTCTTCTTCGTCTAAATCAAAGTGCTTTTCAATCTCTTGCGCTGCCCATTTCATAACCTCTTCTAAGCGTTGTTCTCTACTGACTTCTATAGTTTCGATTTTGCCTGCTTCTTCGATCGTGTGTGTATATGTTTCTGACGTATTACTAATCTCCATATTCAAAATGTAATGAATGTATGTGAGTAATTCTCTTTGTTCTTGTTTCATCTCTGATTCTCCTCAAATTTCAAATTGACTAACGTCAACACCATATTTAATTGCCATATTCTTAATCACTGAAATGTAAATCTCAATCAATCTAGGTTCATCAGTAATCACATCTAATTTTGACAACTTGTTAATCTGTGTCTTCGTCGCACCGTTCGCTAGCATTTTACCTTTGCGATTCTGCATACGGATTTTTAAATTACAACGTCCTTTTTCTTCTAATGCTTTGTAAGCTTCAGACTTAACTTTTTGGTGCATTGCTCCGCCACCTAAATGTTGCGCAATCGCAGACAACATTTTGTTTGTGTCGTTACGCCAGTTTTTCGTTTCGATACCGACAATGTGACGAATACCTGTGATTTCTTGTTGCATTTGTTGGTTAAACTGTTCTTGGTCTTTTTGCGCTTTGAACATCATCTCTAATGCTTGCATTGGTGTTTGTGGTACATTAAGTTGCGCTTGTTGTTTAATGTGTTCATCCATTTTATGGAATGCGTCAACATATGTTGCTGTGAACAAAATTCCTTTACTACCTATCATCTTGTTTGCTACTATGTCGCATCCTTTTTTGGTTAGTAGGTAGTGTTTGTATTGCTTACCTGTTCCTGCTTGGTATGAACTTTCTACGAAGAAATCATCAGCCCTCAAACTTGAGTTTTGTAAAATTACACCTAAATAGTTATCAATATCTCTTACTAAATTGTCGTGTCGCTTTCCTATCATTTCCGCAACTTCTCTACTGTCTACATAATGTGTTTCGTTCTGTTCTACTATTTGTAATGCTTGCATAATGTTTATGCTCCTTTCGTGTATAATGTTGTTTAAGAGGTGCATTGCTCGGGTTATAGTACTTTAAATTCAACACCGTCTATTTGAACGAACAGATTATCTAAATCAGGGATTTGTTTTTTATATAAACCAAATCTTGATTTAATATCTTTTAATAAATAGAGATTCAAATCTCCAATTGATAATAGTTGTCTATTACCTGCTTCGTCATAGTAGTAATAAATGACTTTTTTGTTTTGATCTTCCATTTGCTGCGCCCTCCTGTTAAGCAGTTACGTTAGCTTCATAACCGAATTCAGTCATGATTTCATGTATTTTCAATCTACCTTTTTGTGTCCATCTAGTTTGTAAAACTGTGTCTTCTCTACCGTCAGAGCGTACAATTGGTATAGTGTCTGATTCTGTGTAACTCTTGCCCATGTGTTCTGAGTAAAGCACCCACTGTTTATTCACTTTTCGTTGTAATCTAGCTTCGTGTAGTAGTTTGTTTAACTTTTGTGCTGATATACCGTAGTCTGCCGCGATTTGAGTTGTAGCTAATGTTCCAGTTGACTTTAAGATTTCATCTACATAGTCTGCTTTGGGTTTTAGCTCTCCAATTTCTTGTTGTAAAAGTAAGTTTTGCTCTTTTTCTTTCTTATACTCAGTCAACACTGTAATGATGTAGTCTGGATCT